TGCTACTATTGATGAACTTAGAATAGTAGATATTACCAGTTTGAAGAGTTAGACCTTGAATAGCATCGTTAGATGTGTTTGTAGCAATACCAAGACCAGCATTACCTAATGCGTTGTATACAATAGGATCTCCAGTTTGGAAATTGTGTTGAGTGTCAAAAGTAATTGTATTGGCAGAAACATCAACACCACCACCTTCAGCAAGAGTATTGGCATTGAAGAAAACTTCTCTAAACTCAGAAGCAAGAGTTGCTGATGCTGTAGCACCTTCACCATTACCACCAGCAATGTTAATAGAAATTACTTCTTCAATGTCAAAATTTACTGGATCAACGAGAATGTCAGTAAAAGATCCCTCAACAACTGGTTGTACAAGAGCTGTTGTACCAGATGAGACAGATGGATTTCCAACAATTACTCTTGGAGCATTTGCTGCATCGTAGTTAGATCCACCAGTAAATACTTCCACTCTATCAAGTGGACCGTAGAATACGGAATCATCAACTTTGTAGTTGGCAACTTCAACACCATTGATGAGAATACCAGTTGTTCCTGGTTGAGTTAAATCTCTTTCACCAGTTTTAATATCTTGAGAAAGGGGAAACTTCTTCAGAAGTTTTTGTGGTTGGATAGAACCTTCTCTTTGTTCAGCAAGAATGAAGGAGTGTGGACCACTGTTGGATGGATTAAACTTAACATAAGATCCAGCTGCTAAGAAAGATCTAGAAAGAGCAAGTTTAATTCTGTTGTTATTTGGTGCTGGTTGTACTTCAACAAAGTAACTTCCAGTGTTTAATCCGACAATAGGAGAAGCACCATCCAGTGGTTGGTAAAATACTTCATCACCACTAAAAAATGGAACAATGTTCTGGAAAGAAATTGTATCGTAAGAAAGAGTGTTAGAATCATAATTTTGAATAGCACCACTTGCCGTAGATGCTACAGAAATTTTAGATTCTGTTGTTACTGGTCTAATTACGTAAGATGGTAAAGAGTTGGAAGCAACATATCCATACTCATTATTTTCAACGTAAGTGTTTAGTACATCAGAAGAAAGAACATTATTGCCAGAAGACAGTGGAGCACCAACAGAAGATGCCTTATTAATTCTCTTTCGAATATCATAGAATCCAAGTGGATTTACTCCAGAGTAATCCCCAGATCCAAGTGTTACCGCATTGTTTGTTAGGTTTACACTAACAACTTTAAGATTAGACGCAGCAATAGTTTGACTGGATCTTTCTACAACATCAACAAAGTCACCAGCTTTCAAACTAGATCTATCAATAGTGGAAGAGAGATTAAAAGTAGATCCACTGAAAGAACTTACAAAGTATCTTGCGGAAGTATTGTAAATCCAGGAGTTGAAGAAGATTTTTCTGTAAGACTCATCTTCCTGATCATTGGAAATAACCTGACCAAGATTTTTAACAGAGATTAAAGAATCTTCTACAGAAGAGAAAATATCTTCAGATTGCTTGAACTCACTTAAAACACCAGTTATGACAAATCTAACCTGTCTTGTCAGGTCGTTTTCTTCAAAGGCATATACCTCAAGATCCTGTGTGATTACAGTTCTTGGACTGATGTTTTGGGTTAATCCATTACACCCAATGAATTGAGTGATAGTTTTATCTGTGTAGGTGATAGTGTCATCACCAATAACAAATGATCCAGACTCTGGGAATCCAATAGTAGAATCTACGGTGATTACATCAGAACCAGCAGAGTGACTACCAATAGTAAAACTACTTCCAGGGATATTAAATTTACCTTCGATCAAACTTTCGTCACCGAATCCAGTGAACAGAGAGATCTTATAGTATGTCTGTACACCAATATCCTCAGAAGTTCCTCTAGTAAAGATCTCTACTTCGGAAATTGGTCCACTAGCAGCACCAATATTGTTGATTGGTTGAGCATCTTGGAATAATGTTGTGCCAGAAATTAGAGCAGGATTGCCACTGATGAGTCTTGCGACTATAACTTCTCTACGTACATATTCTGCATATGATGGTTTTGCCAAAAATTGCTCAAGGTCAATTACCTTAGAGTCAACACCATACAGAACTTTTAACAGAATCTTGATAGATTCTTCCGTACCTTTGCTCTCATATAAACTTCTAGATTCTTTAATGAAGTTATTTACATCAAGACTAGACGCAAGTGTAGTATCCTCTAATCCAGGTGTGTATAACTTTTTAAGTTTTTTATAAAATTCTTTAAGAAAGAGCGCACTAAGATTCTGTACAGAGGTTCCAGATGTGTGAGTATCTGCTACAGACTCGGAAAATACTAATTCTTCTGGATTATTTGGAGCATGATATGAGGTAATACCAGAAAAACCACGCACACAACCCGTAAAAGAGTTGGTTGTTAATCCAGTATACGTAATAATTTCATTATCTAACTTAATTAATCCGTATTCTTGCGGAAATCCTTTTGTATTGGTTACAAAAATTTCCGTATCTGTGGTAGAAATGCCAGCAGTCACCGTAGACATGCCAGCAATAATGTCTGGAGTTAAACTATCTAATTTAAGATACGAATCAATATTCTCAGCAATATCAACTGGTCCACCAGCAAATTCTTGAGAAGTGTAATAAGATCTTAAAAAATCCACTACAAGTGGATTTTCGTCTTTAATAAATTCGGGAAGTTGATTGTCTACAACTTGCTGAATCTTAACTCTGGAATCAAAGACAGAATTAGTGTTTATCATTTCCTACTTAATTGTCCGTTGGTATAACTGGATGCGACAGGGAATCCAACCCCCGAGATTTGTTCACCAGATGTAATAGTGTCTCTTGCCATATTTATGGTGCTATTAGAGATATCTAATTGCAAATACAAGTCCTTGAGACCGATTACGTCGTTAGATTCTGGGACTGCTTGAATTTCAATAATGGAGTTTGGTTTGACTGTAGATGTTATATTAACGGTGTTGATCAATATTTCACCTTTAACATAGTCGATAGTTCCAGCAGCAGGCACAATAACAATTGGACCAGTATCAGATTCTTTTACAATCGCAATTGTTCCCGTTTCCATATCGGCATTTGGAACATCTGTAAAATAAAGAAGATCTGAAGAACCTTGTACAGTGAATCCAGTGCTCTTAATGTTGTATCCCTCAGAGACTACATGGAACTTGTTTCCATAACAGATCTCATACTGTGTAAACTGGTTTACAAGTGCCTTCAAGTCCCTTCTAATGACCACTCTGGTGATGTTTGATGTAATTGCCGTATTCGTATCGTCAATGACCTTTACTGCTTTACTGTATTTGAATCTTCCACCAAAAGCATTGAGGTCAACAGAATCAGAGTAGGTGTTTAGACTTGAAATAACATCAGTTCTAAGTTGTTTAGCATCAGACACCTGACTCGCATTGTAAAATACGGTAGAATAGAGTTCAATATACAGAAGTTTGAGATCCTCAATTCTTTGGTTCACACCAGCAACAGAATATTGCTTTAGATCACTCAAAATTTGAGATTTTGTAAAATCTGACAAGAATGTACCATTTTTTGGTTTAATACTTAGAACGACAGTTCCAAATTCGGGTGGATCTAGTTCTTCACCACCAACTACAGATACAGATTCAGTATCTGGGTAAATTCTTTGGATAATTGCCTCATAATCCTTAGCAGTAACAGCTCTATACTGTGAAGAGTATAATCTAGGAGCAAAATACTTTACAGACTCCAATGGTTCGATATCTGAACCATCAACTGCAGATTGATTAGTCGTTACTGAGACAGTATTTGATGGAAGGAACGAAGCACCAAGACTATTTGATACAGATCCAGAGAAACTGAAGTTATTTGGACCATTTCCAGATTCACCGTCACAAATAATGTAACTTACATCGACAATAGCCTGGTCTTCTAACTTTTTACCAAAAATACCATCACCGAATAGAAGTTCGTACCTTTCGTCGGCAACTTCTTGAATTAAGTATATCTCAGACAGTGCCGAAACGTTAATAATGTTTTCTACTTGATTATATGTTCTACCTACAGTCTCCTGAGGACCTTTTACAGTAACTCTGATTGATGTTGTATCGATTCCAGGGTTATCAAGGATAAACCTCTGATCAACTGATCCATTGACCTGGAAAGTCCTTCTAAGCAGAGTACCCTCATAGATATCAATACTACTAAATGATGCCCTTCTAGGACCATTTCCGTTAACATCTGCTCCAGTAAGAACCGTAGCAGATGTAATCTCTTCAGGGATGGAAAATACAACAGAAGTGTTATTGGCAGCACCAACACAAACAAGACCTTTGTTAAGAGTTACTGTGGGACTTGTTCCTGTGAACTCAATATTAAAACTTACTTGCGCTTTTGCCGATTTCCTTGATTTTGGAACATATCCAATGTTTCTAGCAAGAGAGACTACGTTCTCTCTTAAAGTGGCAGAGTCAATGAATGACTCATTAACTACCATGTTGGAGTTAAATGCCGTAATATAGGTATTATATGCTAGAGTATCAATCAGGACAGCAAAATTCGATCCTTCAAAGTCAAAATCAGTGAAGTTTGAGTTTGCTCTCAGATAGGACTTAATAGATTCCTTAATCTGACTGAAATCTAAATTTGTAAACTTAGTTAATGGCATTTATCTCGTTACCTCAAGTATGAAAGAGATATTTTGTGATGGTAAAG